GACAGGGGGGTCGCGGCCGGTTCCATTGCGCCAAATGCTTCCTGGGCCATGTCGCCCATTTGCCCGGCGTCCTCAGGCGTGTTGTCGAACGGGGTATCGAGCGTGTCGGCAGAGTACCTGTCCATTTTGAGTGCGCTCCCTTCGGCAATTGAGTTTTGTCGCGGCGGATGATCTGACCGCAACGATGCTGCCCCCTGCCTGTGCGTCGCGGAAGCACGCCGGCGTGATTCCGACCGCGAAATTGTGAGCACGAAGCGTGAAACCCTTTCGTCTGACGAAAGCGCAACGTGTTGGCTTTCGCGCACACGACTCCCACGCCCTGGGATGGCGGCGTCAGGAAATAAATCACCTTTTGGTTGATAGCCGAACGGGGAAGGGCCGGCCTTGGCCGCGGTCTGTCCGTCACCGGGCTGAATGCCCGGATGGGGCCGGTGGCTTGGCGGGATCAGCCCTTGCGCAGCGTGAAGGACCAGCGGCAGGTCCCGGTGCGCAGCGTGCCGCTCACGCTGCTGATGCCGGCCTGGGGGCGGATCTGCGCGTCCAGGATGGGGGCGTTGGACATCGGCCCCATGTCCCCGGCGCGGCCGAAGCCGGGCTGGCTGGCGGTGCGGCCCATGTTTACCCGCAGGGTGCCGTCCTGCGTCACCTCGCCCACCAGGGTGGGGCCGCCCTGGAACGGGTCGAAGCGGAAATCCAGCCCGTTGCCGGTGGCCATTACCAGCAGCCGCGCGGGGCTGGGGGTGCCGCAATTGGGGAATTGCGGCACCATGATGCCGGAATAGCGCCCTTCCGGCGCCGCGGCGTCCGGCTTCGGGCCTTCCGTGGCCGGGTCCGTGGCGCAGGCGGCCAGGGCAAGCAACAGGGACAATAGCAGGGCAGCACAGCCCGCCCGGACGTGATAAGGAAAAAAGTCCGTCATGGGAAAATTTCCTCTTGCCCAGGTGCCCCAGCGCGGCGTATAAGTTTACGCATGCTGGCGCCGTGTGCGCGAGCGCGAAATGCCTGGTTGCAGCGGAACAGCGCCATGCCCCCGAAAGCTACCCATCCGCGCACCGCCCCGGCGCCCGCGCTTGAGCGCCCGGGTGCGGGTCCGGCGAGCGGCCTGTCGGCGAGCGGCAAGGCCGATGGAACGAACCGCCCCGCGCCGCTGGATATCCTTATCGCCGTGATGCACCGCCGCTGGGACGCCGGCGAGGAAGACGGCGCGGTGGAGATTGCCCGCATTGCCGCGCCTTTCCTGCACCCGCGCCGGGCCACGCCCGAGCGTGGCGAGCCCCCAGCCGCGGCCCTGCCGGCGCCGGAACGGCTGAGCGATGCGGAGCTTCACCGCGTCCTCCGCGACCTCGGGCTGGATCCCGGCCCCATCGGCGGAGCCGATTACCGCTCCATCGGCGGAGCCGATTGCAACCCTGGCGGCGGAGCCGATTGCAACCCTGGCGGCGGAGCCAATTGCAACCCTGGCGGCGGAGCCAATTGCAACCCTGGCGGCGGAGCCGATCCTGCGCCGCCGCCTGCGGACATCGCTGGCTGACTTCGCCCGCCTGTCCCTGGCGGCGGAGGGCCGTGCCCCCGCCCGCCACCACCTGGCGCTGATCGCGGCGCTGGAGGATGTCGCCGCCGGCGACTGCGACCGGCTGATGGTGCTGATGCCGCCGGGATCAGCGAAGTCCACCTATGCCTCCGTCCTGTTCCCGCCCTGGTGGCTGGCCCGCCACCCGGCCAGCGACGTGATCGCCGCGTCCCACACCGCGGAGCTGGCCACCCATTTCGGCCGCCGCGCGCGGGAACAGGTGCTGGCCCATGGCGGCCGCCTGGGCCTGGCGCTGATGGCGGACCAGCGCGCCGCCGGCCGGTGGGAAACCCGTGGCGGCGGCGCGGCAAACGCCTTGGGCCGCTACTTCGCCACCGGCGTGCGCGGCCCCGTCGTCGGCCGCCGTGCCGACCTGGTGCTGATCGACGACCCGGTGAAGTCCCAGGCCGAAGCCGACAGCGCCGCGCAGCGCGACGCGGTTTGGGACTGGTACCGCTCCGACCTCCTCACCCGGCTGAAGCCGGGCGGCCGTGTCGTGCTGGTGATGACGCGCTGGCACGAGGACGATTTGGGCGGCCGGCTGCTGGCCCTGCAGGGCGACGAGTGGCGCTGCCTGCGCCTGCCCGCCCTGGCCGAGCCCGGCGACCCGCTGGGCCGCGCGGAGGGGGAGGCGCTGTGGCCGGACTGGGAGGACCGCCCGGCCCTGCTGCGCAAGCGGGAGGCGCTGGGCGCCCGCGCCTTCGCCGCCCTGTTCCAGCAATCCCCGCGCCCGCCGCAGGGCGCCTTCTTCCATCCGGAGCGGATCGGCCTGCTGGCCGCCGCGCCGGAGACCGTTTCGGGCCGCCCCCCTGGCAACAGGGTGGTGCGCGCCTGGGACCTCGCCGCGACGCCGAAGCGGGCCGACAACAACCCCGACTGGACCGTGGGGCTCAAGCTTCTTCGCGACGAGGCCGGGCGCTTCATCGTGCTCGACATCGTCCGCCTGCGCGGCTCCCCCCTTCAGGTGGAGCAGGCGTTGCTTGCCACCGCGCGGGCGGACGGTGATGTCTTCCAGTGCTTTCCCCGCGACCCCGGCCAGGCCGGCGTGTTCCAGCAGGGCCATATCGGCCGCCTGCTGGCCGGCTTCGGCTTCGGCTTTTCCCCCGAACGCGGCGCCAAGGCCATCCGCGCGGCCCCCGTGGCGGCGCAGATGGAAGCCGGCAACCTCGCCATGGTCCGCGCCGACTGGAACGCCGCCTTCATCGACGAATTGCGATCCTTCCCGGACGGCACCCACGACGACCAGGCGGACGCGCTGAGCCGCGCCTTCACCTGGCTGGCCGCCGCCCCGCCACCCGCCGCACCGCGCCCCGTGCCGGTGGCGGGATGGATGGGGCGTTAGGCTTGAACCGGCGGCACCGGGCGGCTATGTACGCGAAGTTGTACAAGTCCCGGGCTGCCATGACCTATGTGACCGTTTCCGCCCTGCGCCGCGACCTGGCCCGCTATCTGGACGAGGTGTCGGCGAACCGCGTGCCCCTGGTGATTACGCGCGACGGCGCCAAGGACAATGTGGTGATGCTGTCGGAAAAGGAGTTTGCCGGCTGGCAGGAGACCGTGCACCTGCTGAAAAGCCCCGCCAACGCCAGGCGCCTGTTGCGTGCCGTGGCCGCCGCCGATGCCGGCAAGGCCACCAGGCGCCGCCTGCTGACACCGAAGGACTGAGCGCGCCGGCGTGGACATCCTGTTCACCGCCGATGCCTGGGCCGACTACCGGCGCTGGGCGGCGGCGGACGCGGACATTCTGCGCCGTTTGAACGCACTGATCGAGGATGCCACGCGACATCCCTTCACCGGCCTGGGCAAGCCCGAGCCGCTGAAGGGCGCGCTGGCCGGCTGGTGGTCGCGGCGGATCACCGGCGACCATCGCCTGGTCTACCGTATTGTGGGGCGGCGCGGGCTGGACCAGCGGATCGAGATCGCCCAATGCCGCTACCATTACTGAGGAAGGCCGGTCAGCTTCCGGGCGGCTTGTAGGCCACCTTCGTCGTCTTCGCCTTCTTCATCGCCGCCTCGGCTTCCGCCGCGGTCAGCAGCACCGTCGTCTCGAACCGGCTGAACGCGCCGGTGGAGGCCGCCTTCATGGAAAACGCCGCGCAGGAACCGGCATCGGGGAACTCGGCAATGCCCAGCCCGTCATAGTCGCCGAAGGAAAAATAATAGCACAGCAACTTGCCGCCGAACGCCTCCGTCAGCTTGCGCGCCGGTTCGGTGCGGTCCTGCGGCTTGTCCACCAGGCCTTTCGCGGTGGCGTCCTTGAACTGCCAGCGGATCAGGTAATGCGGCATCCTTATCCTCCCGTTGTTGTTTCTTGTAACGCCGGCCGGCCGTTGCCGACGGTGCATGTTGCGCCCCCGCACAGGCTACACGCCACCAATCGCCGGTTGCACCGGCCCCACCGGATCCTGGAATGTTCGACACGCTCCGCACCCTGACCCCGCGCGACCCGGATTTTCCGCCGCGCGCCCATACGCTGACCATCCTGCGCCGCGTGCTGGACGGCAGCCTGTATGACGCGCTGTCCCACGAGTTCCATGATGAACGCAGCCCGGGCGGGGAATACATCCCGCTGCGCAACCGCAAGCCATCCGTCCGCTACGGCCTGTGCCGCGTGGTGGTGGAGGACGCGGTGGCCCTGCTGTTCAGCGACAGCCACTTCCCCACCATCGACAGCCCGGACGGTGCCGTGCGCGCCGCGCTGGCCGGCCTGGTGAAGGATACGCGGCTGAACCAGGTGATGATCCAGGCCGCCATGGAAGGCTCGGTCGGCTCCACCGCCCTGCTGCTGCGCGTGCTGCGCGGCCGTGCCTTTGTCAGCGTGCATGACACGGCCTTCCTGACCCCGGAATGGGACCCGCACGCGCCGGACACGCTGGCGCGCGTGACGGAGCGCCGCAAGGTGCCCGGCCGCGACCTGGCGGCCAACGGCTTCGACATCGCCGATCCCGCCGCCACCTACTGGTTCCAGCGCGTCTGGGACCGGCAGGGGGAAACCTGGTTCCTGCCCTGGCGCGCCGGTTCCAACATGCCGCCGGTGGAGGACCCGGGCCGCAGCGTGCGCCACGGCCTGGGCTTCGTGCCGATGGTCTGGGTACGCAACCTGCCCGGCCCTTCCGCCACGGGGGACGCGGCGGATGGCGCCTGCACCTTCCGCGCCGCGATCGAGACCGCCATCGAGATCGACTACCAGCTGTCCCAGGCCGGCCGCGGGCTGAAATACGCCTCCGACCCCACATTGCTCATCAAGGAACCCGCCGCCATCGACGCCGCCATTGTCAGGGGAGCCAACAATGCCCTGGTGGTCTCCGAAAAGGGTGACGCCAAGCTGCTGGAAATCGGCGGCACCGCATCGGCCGCCGTCATCGAGTATGTCCGCACCTTGCGCGAACTCGCGCTGGAATCGGTTCATGGCAACCGCGCATCCGCGGACCGGCTCTCCGCCGCCCAGTCAGGCCGGGCCCTGGAACTGATGAACCAGGGCCTGGTCTGGCTGGCGGACAAGCTGCGCGTATCCTACGGGGAGGGGGCCTTGCTGGACCTGGCGCGCATGCTGCTGCGCGCCGCGCAGGTCTACCAGCTGCGCGTGGATGGCGAGACGCTGCCGGCGCTGGACCCGGATGCCCGCCTGACCCTGAAATGGCCGCGCTGGTACCCCCCCAGCGCCGAGGACCGCGAACGCGACGCCCGCACCCTCGCCACCCTCGCCGCATCCGGCCAGATCAGCCGGGAAACGGCGGTGCAATCCATCGCCGATACCTACGACATCGAGGACGTGCCGGCGGAAATCGCCCGCATCACCGGCGCCGCATAAGGACCCGACATCATGGATGACACGGACACGCCGCCTTCCCCGGAAGTGGCGCTGGCGGAAGCGCGCGCCCGCGCCGATGCCCTGGAACAACGCATGCACACCCTGCAACGCGAGACCGAGCAGCGCCTGATCCGCGCGGAGATGAAGGCGGAAGCGGTTCGCGCCGGCATGGTGGACCTGGACGGGCTGAAGCTGCTGGACCTTTCCGCCGCGAAACTCACCGAGACCGGGGAGGTGGAGGGCGCCGCGGCGCTGATGGCGCGTCTGCGCCGCGACAAGCCCTGGCTGTTCACCCCGTCCTACCCCCCGTCTTCCTCCTCCACCGCCGCCGCGCCGCCGGCCGCGCCCGCGCCGCGCAAGCTGGCCACGGAAATGACCGACGCCGAATACCGCACGGCCCGCGCCGAGCTGCTGAAGCGCCGTTACTGACACTCACAGGGACATATCACGCACATGGGTATCGCCAACTTCCCCGCCGCCCTGCAGCCCATCATCCAGCAGGGATTTCTGGAACGTGAATTCCACCAGGCCCTCGCCTCCCGCCTCGGCTACCGCGCCGTGGCGGACCGGGAGGATGTCTCCGTCGGCATCGGCGAGACGCTGACCAAGACGCGCGCCGGGCTGAAGCCCTCCGTCACCACGCCGGTGGCGGCGGCTTCCAACACCAACATGGACAACGGCCTGACGCCCTCGGCCTGGGGGGTGGAGCAGTATACGCTGACCATCAACCACTATGCGGCGACCACGGACCTGAACATGGTCACCAGCCGCGTCGGCATCGCCGGGCAGTTCCTGCAGAACGCCTATATCAACGGCGAGCAGGCCGCGCGCAGCCTGGACGAACTGGCACGCAACGCGCTGTTCAACGCCTATTTCGGCGGCAATACCCGCGTTCGCACCACGCTGGGCAGCGCCGGCCCCAACCTGGCGGTGGATGACGTGCGCGGCTTCCAGACCGTGCATGTGGCGGGCGTGCCCGGCGCCGTCTCCGCCTCCAACCCGCTCACCGTCACGGTCGGCGCCAATGCCTATACGCTCACCGCCGTCGCCGTAGACACCACCAACGTCTCCACCGCGCCGAACGGCGTCTCCGGCGTGCTCACATTCTCCGGCAATGTCAGCGTGGCTGACGGCACGGCCGGCAACGCGGTCGCCGCGGCCAATGCCTCCGTCATCGTCCGCCCCAACGCCCGCGCCAGCACCGCGGCACTGACGGCGGCGGACACGCTCAGCATGGCCAATCTGCTGGACGCGGTCGCCAAGCTGCGCCTGAACGCGGTGCCGGAGATCGACGGCGTCTACAATTGCTACCTGGACCCCATCTCCGCCCGCCAGCTGTTCGCGGACGCCGATTTCCGCCAGCTCTTCGCCGGCGCCACCAGCGCCAACCAGGTCTTCCGCCAGGGCATGGTGAACGACTTCCTGGGCCTGCGCTTCATCCCCACCACGGAAGCCTTCGTGCAGCCGCACCCGTCGCTGTCCGGCGTCGTCGTGCGCCGGCCCATCGTCTGCGGCCAGGGCGCGCTGATCGAGGGCGACTTCGCCGGCATGGCGGCGCAGGACGTGGCGCCGCGCGATTCCATCGTCTCCATCGTCGATGGCGTGGCGATGGTGACGCGCGAACCGATCGACCGGCTGCAGCAGATCATCGCGCAGAGCTGGTACTGGATCGGCGGCTTCTGCGCCCCGTCCGACACCACCACCAACCCGGCCACCGTCCCTACCGCCACCAACGCCGCCTTCAAGCGGGCGGTGATGGTGGAGCACGCGGGCTAACAGGCCCGCTCCGGCAGCGCAGCGCGAGGAGCCAGACACAGTGAGCCTGAGCGAAGCCGAAAAGACGGACGCGCGCCGCTTCTGCGGCTACCCCCCTTTGGGGGCGCAGGCGCGCGCGCCGGACGGGCAGCTGGAATACCGGCTGCTCAACCTGTCGCTGTCGGAGGAAGCGGTGGCCCGCACCTACCTGGTCACGCTGCGCAGCCTGGAAGCCGCCATCCCCGCGATGGCGGCGACGCTGGACACGCAGCAGGCCGCCGTGTGGACCCGCAATCCGGAGGAGCTGCGCGACCGCACGCAGCTTTTCGCGGACTGGCGCCGCCGCCTGTGCGGCTTCCTGGGCCTGCCGCCGGGTCCGGCCCTGGCCTCCGGCGGCGCCACCGTCACGCTGGTTGTTTGAATGCCCAACATGCTTCAGGACCGCATCGCCCGCGCCCAGGGGGCGGCGGCGCGCGTGGTGGGGCAGCCCACCCAAGCCTACCGCCCGCGCGGCGCGGCGCATCCGCTGGCGGCGGAGAACCGCTATCTGCGCCTGCCCGCGCTGTTCCATGCCGGCACCCGTTTCGGCGCCACGCCGCGTTTCGGCGCGGCGCTGTGCCAGGCGGTTCTGGACAGTGCCTACACACGCCCGGGGGACTACCTGGTGCAGGGGGACGATGTGTATTTCATCGCCGCCCAGCCGCCGTTCGGGCCGGTGCTGTGCGTGCACACCAACCGCACCATCACCATCCGCCGCCCCGCCGCCCCCGCCGCCATCGGCGCCAATCCCTACCAGGGCATGGACCGTGGCCAGCAGTCAGAGCTACTGACGGGCTGGCCGGCCAGCATGCTGGGCACGTCGCGCGGCGCGGCGCCCGATTCCGGCCTGCCCGACAGCATGGCGGCCGACCGCTGGACGGTGCTGCTACCGCTTATCCCCGGCATTGTCCTGCGCCATGGCGACATCCTGGCCGATGACCTGGGCCGCACCGGCACGGTGCAGGCGGCGGAGAGCACCGCCATGGGCTGGCGCCTGTCCGTCACCGGGATCACGCCCTGATGGCCGACCAGTCGGATATCGAGGACGCGCTGGTGGCGGCGGTCACCGCCGCGCTCTATCCGCAGGGCACCGCCGCCCCGTCCCGCCCCGGCCCGGCCTGCCGCATCCATCGTGGCTGGCCCGTACCGGCGGCGCTGCAGGATGACCTGGCGGCCGGCCATGTCACCGTCAGCGTCAGTGCCATTGACGGCAGCCTGCGTGCCACCACCCGCTTTCCGGAGGCCTGGACGGTGGCGCAGCCCGCCACGCCCGCCCTGACTGCCACGCTGGACGGTACGGAAATCCTGTTCGCCGGAAGCGCCGATCCCGGCCAACTCGCCGGCGTGCTGGCCGATGGCGCCACCGCCGTGCACCGCACGGAAGCGGGTGACACGCCCGAAGCCATTGCCGCGACGCTGGCCGCGCGCCTGCGCGCCACGCACATGGCCCGCGCCATCGGCCCCGTGCTAAGCGTGCCCGGCGCCGCCCGCCTGCTGGCGCGCGTGGTGGCGGACCAGCCGGCGCTGCGCGAAATCCGCCGCCAGGTGCAGTCCTTCCGCATCGCCTGCTTCTGCCCCAGCCCCGCCACGCGCGATGCCACGGCCGCGGCGATCGACACCGCCCTGGCCGCCACGCGCTTCCTGCCCCTGCGGGACGGCTCCGCCGCGCGCCTTACCTTCGCCGGCACCACCACGCTGGATGCGGCACGCGAGGCTTCCCTGTTCCGCCGGGACCTGGTGCAGGCGGTGGAATACGCCACCACCCAATCCGAGACCCAGACCGCCCTGCTGTTCGGCACCGCCAGCCTGAACGGCGCGGCCAACATTTCCTGACACGGAGACACCATGCCCATCGTCCAACAAGGCGCCGTGAACACCACCGCCCTGGTGGTGCCGGATCTGTATGTCCAGATCGTGCCGCCGCAGAACCTCGTGCTGAACGGCGTGCCCACGGATGTGGTGGGCATGGTCGGCACCGCCAGCTGGGGCCCGGTGGGCCAGCCCGTGGTGGTGGCCAGCATGGCGGATTATGCGCGCAATTTCGGCCCCATCCTGGCCCGCAAGCACGACATGGGCACGCTGGTGGCCACCGCCGTGCAGCAGGGCGCCGGCAATTTCCGCTGCGTGCGGGTGAGCGACGGCACGGACACCGCCGCCGCCAACGCCGCGCCGGGCACCACCGCGGTGTTCACCGCGCGCCACACCGGCAGCATGGGCAATGCCGTTTCCCTCCGACTCGGTCCCGGCGCGCGCGCCGGTTCCTGGCGCCTCACCATCGCCCTGCCGGGGATGGCGCCGGAGGTGTTCGACAACATCGCCGGCACCGGCAATGAATTCTGGAAGGCCCTGGTCCAGGCGGTGAATGCCGGCCAGGGCCCGCAGCGCGGTCCCTCCCGCCTTGTCAGCCTGGCTGACGGTGCCGCCACCGCCGCGCCGGACGAATTCGCCATCCTGCTGGGCGACGGCGCGGCGGGCAGCGACGGCGCCGGCGGCGTGGCGGCATCGCATCTGGTCGGCTACGACATCGTGCCCCGCACCGGCATGTATGCGCTGCGCGGCCAGGACTGTTCGCTGGCCGCGCTGGCGGATGCGGATGCCCCGGCGCACTGGCTGGAACAGGCGGAATTCGGCCTGTCCGAAGGTGTCTACATGGTCCTGACCGGCCCGGCCGGAGACACGCTGGCCAATGCCGTGGCAACCAAGCATGCGGCCGGGCTGGACAGCCACGCCGCCAAGCTGATGTTCGGGGACTGGATCTGGTGGCAGGACCAGGTGAACGGCCTGGTGCGCCTCGTCTCCCCGCAGGGCTTCGTCGCCGGGCGGCTGGCCAACCTGTCGCCGGAACAGTCGGCGCTGAACAAGCCGCTGTTCGGCATCATCGGCAGCGAAAGCGCCGGCGCGCCGGGTTCCGGCCAGGCCACGGCCTATTCCGCGGCGGAACTGGCGGTGCTGCTGAACGCGGGCATCGATGTCATCGCCAACCCGCAGCCGGCCGGCGCCTTCTGGGGCGTGCGCGGCGGGCACAATGCTTCCTCCGACGCCGCCG